GGGCGATTGCTTATGAGGTTGTTCCAAGCGGGTATCAAAATGAGATTAAGTATTTGCCAGTTAACTATGAGTGGGCAGCGGTTGCAATTGATGTGGATGTGAATGTCAGCACCTCATCCGAGGATGGCTGCTATGACACTTGCCAAACTGGCGATATTCCCCTGCCCGATTTCGAGCCATGTGAGCCTTGCCTCACATCTGTTGCTGTGGATGGGGTTACCATAACCGGCAACGGCACACCATCCGACCCGCTTGTGGCAATTGGTGGCGGTGGTGGTGGTGGCACATTGATAGCCTTGCCGTTTACGACTGACCATTTAAGCGCAACAGGCAATGCTTACGCGATTGGGAACATCGTTTGGTACAATGGCAATGTCTATCGCTGCATCGCTGCGAATGATTCAATCCTTCCAACTAACACAAGTTACTGGGTTAATCTTGGTGCTGGCTTTCCAACGATTCAACAGCCTTCGGATTGGAACGCAACAAGCGGCAACAATCAGATATTAAACAAGCCAACGATTCCTGTATTGCCTGCGACCATCGTTGAGGATGTAACCGCAACCGCGCCTCTGAGTTCAAGCGGTGGGGCTAACCCTGACATAAGCATCACACAAGCGGACGGCTCAACAGACGGCTACCTCAGCAGCGCAGATTGGAGCACCTTTGATGGCAAATTCGATGTGCCAACTGGAACGAATGCCGACTATCTTGATGGAACTGGAACGCCTACGCTATTCCCTACGCTTACAAATGGCACGGTTACATCGATTGCAACCGCAGGTTTGATTAGTGGTGGGCCAATCACAACGAGTGGCACAATCACAACAGCCATGAGTACCGGCAAACTTGTTGGACGTTATACAGCAGGTAGTGGCATCATGGAGGAAATAACTATTGGAAGTGGTTTGACTTTGACAGGTGCAGGCGTGTTAAACAACACAGCCACACCAACGCCAACAGGTTACTATGGTGCATTTCAAGATGACACGACACAAACAGCGGTTAGCGCGAATACTGCCTATCCAGTAAAATTCAATACGACTGATTTATCAAACGGTGTAACCGTTGTAAATGATGGGAGCGGAAATCCGACAAGAGTAACCTTAGCAAATACAGGAATCTATAACGTCCAATTCTCTTTGCAACTTGAAAAAACAGGCGGTTCTGGGAACTTTATAGTTGACATATGGCTGCGAAAAAATGGTGTTGACATACCAGATACAGCAGGAAAGGTAGTGCTTACAGGCAGCGCAAATGCTTCACCTATTGTAGCGGCATGGAACTATTTGCTTGACTTATCTGGAGGGGATTATGTGCAATTGATGTGGTCAACAACCAACAACAATGCAATCATAATCGCCGAAGGACCAGTAGCTCCACATCCGGGTGTTCCATCATCTATATTGACCGTAACACAACAGGCGGGCATCATGGCAGGTACAGGCATCACAGCCATCAACTCACTCACAGGTGCTGTGCAGAACTTCGCAACCGGAACATCGGGCACCGACTTCGGCATCAGCTCGGCAAGCACTACCCATACATTCAACCTACCAACTGCAAGCGCAAGCAACAGAGGCGCATTAAGCACAGCCGATTGGAGTACATTCAACGGCAAGTTTAACACCCCAACAGGAACAACCTCGCAGTATGTTCGCGGCGATGGCTCGCTCGCTTCATTGCCTTTCGAGCTTGTAGTGGCTGCATCTGATGAAACAACGGCTCTGACAACCGGCACGGCAAAGATTACATTCAGGATGCCGCGAGCTGTTACACTTACAGCCGTTCGCGCATCGCTCACCACAGCCCAAGCATCGGGCAGTATATTTACAGTTGACATCAATGAAGCTGGCACAAGTATATTGAGCACTAAGCTAACCATTGACAACACTGAAAAGACAAGCACAACCGCTGCGACACCTCCGGTTATAAGCGATGTCAATCTTGCCGATGATGCAGAAATGACAATCGACATCGACCAAATCGGAGACGGCACGGCAACAGGATTGAAAGTAATGTTAATTGGTACTTACGCATGAGTTTCATTGTTAACCCTTATATTTATGGTTCGCCATTGTGCGCGGATGCCGATGGCAATGCCTTTCTAATTGCAACTGGCATAACAGACCCGACAATCGCATCGGCAATTTGCACACTGGTTACTTCGATGAAGGCTAACGGAACTTGGGCTAAAATGAGTGCCATTTATCCTTTTGTTGGTGGCACCGCGACTACTCATAAATTCAACCTAAAAAACCCTGCCGATACTAATGCAGCCTTTAGGCTTTCGTTTATTGGTGGCTGGACTCATTCGGCTAATGGTGCGCTACCAAATGGCACAAATGCTTATGCTGAAACATTCTGTTTGCACACTCAACTTAACTCAGCTAATATCTCTTTTTATTCGAGAACAAACTCAACAGGTTTGTTCAATGACATAGGTAATGCAACATCCGTAATTCCAAATTCAATCCTTTTGGCAAGATACTTAGACAGGTTTTATGGACATTTAAATCAAAACCTTGATACCTTTACAACTAACACAAACTCTTTAGGTTTTTATTTAGTTTCAAGGACTGCAAGCAATGTCATAAAATTGTTTAAGAATGCATCATTGGTATTAACTGCAAACCCAGTAAGCATATCAATTCCAACTAATACAATTACAATATCTGCTTGGAAGCAAACATCAGTTTTGATAAGTCGATATTCAAACAGACAATGTGCTTTTGTAACAATTGGTACTGGCTTAACAGATGCTGAAGCATTAAATCTTTACAATACGATTCAAACATTGCAAACCACATTAGGACGAAATGTATGACACAAGTATACCAACTAACACCCGAACAAGCGGAGCAATTACGCGGCGTTCAATATGTCGCAGATATGACATTCAACCCGATCGAAGATGCGAATGGCAATTGGATAATAAGCGGCGAAGAGGTAAGCAGCACAACCATCGAATGGGTTAAGCAATTGCCAGCGATTGAATATATTCCAAAAGAATCACTACCTTTGTTCTAAGCAAAAACAACAATTATGGCAGGCGTAAAAGTTACCGACCTTACAACCTTAGCAACGGCAGCAAACGATGACATCATGTACATCGTTGATACAAGCAGCAACACATCGAAGCAAATCGAGGTGCAGAACATCTACGCGGGTATGCCGCAGTTTGATAGTGGGAGTTTTACGCCTACACCATCTGACGAGGTGGATTGCACTGTAACACCTATTCAGGCATTCTACCAACGTATTGATAACATTGTAAATTGCAGCTATTATTTACAGGTTGATTTAGACACAGGAGAAACTTTGGGCTCGTTCAATTTAACGCTTCCAGTAGCATCTGATTTCACGCAAGCAAAACAGCTGTTCGGTATTGTAGCGCATAACGATGACCCTGCTGAATTAATTCAATGGGGGCTAAGTGCAGACACCACAAATAACAAATGTTCGGTAAGCGTTAAAAGCACTACAACAGCATACAGTTATTCGTTTATTTACATAGTAGCTCAATACGAAATTTTGTAATGCGCTCAACCTCAATTCTCGGGCTTAATCTGATTAAGAAGTACGAGGGATTGAGGCTCTCAAGCTACCTATGCCCAGCCGGAGTGCCGACCATAGGCTACGGCTCGACACGATACCCGAATGGAAAGAAGGTAATGCTCGGCGAAAAGTTAAGCGGCGAAAAGGAAGCAACGCAATTGCTACTATCCACGCTTGACCCATTCGAGTCGGCCGTCAATAAACACCTACCTAACCTCAACCAATGCCAGTTCGATGCGCTTGTGTGCTTTGCATACAACGTAGGGACTGGAGCTTTGGTTAAGTCCACGCTACTGAAGAAAGCAAAAGCCAACTCAGCCGACCCAAGCATCCTCGATGAGTTCCTGAAGTGGAATAAGGCGGGCGGGAAGGTGCTCTCAGGGCTCACAAACCGCCGCCGCGAAGAGGCGAATCTCTATTTCTCACTTTGTAATATTTAGCGGCATCTTGCCCCAACGCTGTGGCGGCGTGTGCGTATATTGAGTATGCGAAAAAGGGCTACCAAACCAAGGCGAATACTCGATGTGATTGTGAAGCATTGGCGCGGCACAATCGGTTCGCTTATGATTTTGATGTCCATCTTTTTGCTAATCTTCAAAGTGATAACAGCCGAGACATTAACAGCCATAATTGCAGCACTATTAGCCGCAGGATATATCCCAAAAGCCAAAAGCGATGCAACAGATTAGAAGAGATACCA